GGTATTCAAATATTTATAATAAATTTATTCATCTGCTTCATCTTCTTCATTACCAGCTGGATTTTCAGGCTGTTTTGGCACATTCGATAACATCATCTGTTGTGCTACATCATTACCTACACCAACCGGTAAACCAAGACCCATTTCTTTTTCTTCATCAATCTCTGCTTGCATCTCTTTGATTTGGTCATCGGTCAATCGTAAAACTTGACGCTGAATCCAAGCTTGTGAGAAATAACGACCTGTATAAGGATCAACTTGGCTTAGTAAACCAAGTCGTTCCTTCATCAATTCTGCATCTTTTAATTCGGTAAAGTTATTATCTTTAATGAAGTCATAATAGATGTGTTCTTTAAATTCTTGCCATTCTTCATTGGTACAGATACCTTTGAGAACACATTGAACTCTTAATGCTTGGTCAAACAAATCAGCAAACTTGTTACGCAAACGGTCAACAAATTTAGCAAACTTCAATTCGTCACGGGTAATCTCATTGGTACGACCAAGAGTAAAACCGGCTGATTCTGGATTCAAACGAGAAACTGGCACATTCAATGCTTTATATAGTTTCTTTTCAAAATATTTAACATCTTCTAACTCACCTAGGTTTTGACCACCAGGTAGTGTAGAAATTTCTGTGCCTTTTCCACCTTCACGACGTGGCAACCAAAAATCTTCCATCATCGATAAGAATTTACGGTCATCACGGACTTCACCGGTATTGGCATCGTAAACTAACTTGTTCTTATACTTGACCATAATGTCACGCAGATATTGTTCTGCTTTTAATTTTGGTAAGTTACCCACATCAATATAGAAAATACGGCGCTCGGGAGCACGACTGATACGATAAATGACAGTAGCATCTTCAATCATCCTTAATTGGTTTAGGGGTTTGATTGCTTTGTGTAGATACGACAATACCACGGCACGGCGAGAATCCATGAGACCAGAAACAACTGAGATAATGGAATCTGTGGTAATACGGACGCCAACAGGACCAAAATTGCTTGAAGAACCAGTAGTAACCTTATCATTGAAGATATAATATTCATTGACAACATTCATTACCTCTACACCGGTACGTTCATCTTTTTTCTTCTTCATTTCACGAACTTTACGAAGTTTGCGTGGATCAATATAACGAAGTTCTTTAATGCCTTGAGTAGGATTTTCACGGTCAATAATGATGTGGTAATACATCTTACCATCAACATAGTATCTACGGAAAATATCTTGTGCCATGTTGTTGTAATTCAGCATACGAAGAATCGTAGAGAATTCGTCTTTAATGGCTTTTTTGATTTTTTCTGGTTGCTTTAAATCATCCAGAACAATTTGAATAATTTTGCCATCGTCATCTTGGCAAATAGCTTCACCAACGATATCGTCAATCGCTGATTCAATTTCTGGCTGCATAGCCATTTCACGGTAACGAGAGATAAGTTCTACTTCATTTTTGGCAGTACCGTCTAAGTCAACATATGTTCCATAATATGCTGCTGAGGTAATCGTTAAAGCGCCATCGTCATTTGATGGAGGCGAAAAAGATTGTTGCACAGCTTGGTCATCATTGGCCTGCTTCCGTGCAATTGTAAAACCAAAAAGAGAGAATTTATTAGCTGCCATATTGTGTTATATCCAATTCAAAAAAACATAATGAGAGGACCAAAGTCCTCTCTAATAAAATAATTAAGCGTCTGTTGATGCAGTATTTGTCCAGTATTGGTATGCAAATGTTACTGAGTATTCTTCAATAGTATCATTTGAACTCCAATCTAAATCAATTGGCGCTACATCTAACGGGAACATACCAACAAACTTATATGTGTTAATTGCTGAGCCAGTTTTACCATATTGAGTAACTGTTGCATCAACTGTATAACTTGTTGGACTTGTTGCCGAAGCACTGCGAACATTGCCTGCGTGACTATTAAGAGCACTCATCCAAGATTCCATAGAATTGCGAATCAAGAAATCTTCATCGTTAATAATCTGTAATGTCCAGTCAGCAAAGGTACGATTACCGGCAAATTTCATTTCACGACCAAAGTAGTAAACTGGAACTTGACCAACGGTTGAACCTGGTAACTGTGATGCTTTTGCCATAAATTGCAATTTTTGACCTGCAGCGGTTGCATTATTAGCAAACTGTGGTAATGTTAGAGTCACTTGAAATAGATTGGGACGAGCACCGTCACCAATCATATTTGCTCTAAATTCTGCTACATTGAATGTCATTGTTTTCTCCTATATCCTTGTTTATTTATTAGAACTGGCCAACGACTTCAGTAAAGTCAACACCCGTTCTTACAGCAACAAAGTTCAACTGGATAAAGTTAATTGAACGAGCAGGTTTGACATAGATATCACCAACAAACTGATTAGAATCAACAACTTGTGGAGTGTTGTTTGTAGAATCACAAACTACTTTAAAGTCATAGATACCACGGCGACCTTGAACATCACGAAGGAATGGAGTTACAAGAGCAACAAACTGTGCTTGTGTGAATGAATCGTTAAATTCAAACAATGAATACTTAGCAGCTTGAGCAATTGTTTTCTCTAATACAATAAACAATCTACGAACGTTGATACGGTCAAATGCTGATGGTTTAGCTTGTAGTGTCTTATCACCATAAAGGATTGTTCCGTTAGATGGGAATGTTACAACTGGATTGATACCAATAGAATACAACGAATCACGTTGAGTCTGATTTGGATTCCATGCCAATTTAACAACATTCTTCAGATTACCACGGTTGTAACCAGCAGGTGAGAACCATGGATCACGAACTGAATCGGTGTATACACAAAGACCAGCAGTATCACCGTTCAATGGTACCCAACGATAGGTGTTGTTATACTTGTCGAACATATACTTCCAACCACAATCAGCAACTGCGTAAGAAGTAGAACGAGCCAATGAAGTGTTCCAACTTTGAATGTTGGTAACTTCACTACCAGACTGGTTAACAACAGCAGAAGATGGAGGTGATACAAACGCTACACAATCTTTACGAGAGTTAGCAATATTATCAATTACATATTGTTGAACTGTTGTGCTATGGCCACCAGTCATTACCAATGAAATATTAACAGCATCGGCATTAGTAAACTGGCCATAAGAAGTAATACGGTCACCGTCAACAGTTGCTGCATCTGAACCAGAACCTAAAGCAAATGTCTGTGCAGTAGAAACTGTGGCATAACTTGTATTGGCAAGTGGTTGGCCCCATGTAGAAGAAGTTGTTGCATAACTCACTGGATCAACTGCGTAGATATACTTAGAATTATTGAAAATATAATTCTTATAGTAGTTTGAGTTGCCCAAAGAATCGGTTGCATTTAAACCTTTAGACAAATACGGAAATACTTCTAATACGGTATTTTTAGCACCAGTAAATAGACCACCAGTATCCATCACAACAATATGAACTTCATCGTTTGCTGCGCCGGCAGCTGCAGCTTGTGTAGAAGTACCAGGAGCGCCATTTACATATCCAGAGATTGTTACGCCACCAATATTCCAAGAAGCGGAATAAGAAGCGGTATCAACCAAAGAAATGGTTAGTGAGTTACCTAAAGCACCTGGATAACGAGCCATGAAAGCACCATAGGCGTTATTATTATTACTTGTTAAGTAAGTAGCTTGAAATACATCTTCATTAGCAACTTGAATGTTGTTGCCTGTTGTGTTTGCGTCAGCATTGTATGAAGCATTGTTGGCTGAACGAACAACTTGAAGATTGTTACCATAAGCTAAGAAAGAAGCTGCGGTAAAAAATGAAACATAAGTGTTAGAATCTGGATTACCAAATATTTTTGCTAAGGTAATTTCGGAATCAACTAAAATTCGTTTATTTACTGGACCCCATTGAAAATTTCCAGCAAAGGCACCGGCAGTAGTTAGTACCGAAGGAACGACTGTTGTTAAGTCGACTTCGGAAACGTTTACGCCTGGAGAGATTTGAAACGCCATTTTTTATCTCCTTGATATTATGATTATTTTGGCAGTTATGATACCATACGGATATTTATGAAAGGCCATATTTAGAGATTATCGGTGTAATTCTCTGATATAACCTGCATAAGTTTCACCGGAATCTGCTTTTTCCCACACATCTCCACCTTCCACCATAAAACTATGCTCTAATCCATCTTCAATAATGGGTGCCGGTAAGGTTTCTTCATCATATTGATTCATTGTTTCCAGTTGAAGTTGCTTACGGACATCATGAGCCACAATTTCTCTAAAGTATTTCTGAGTGGTTGCCCAAGAGAACATGACCAAACCCATCACCATATCGTCATTGGCATCTTCTTCAGCGGCAAAAGAACTCTTGCTAGCAACAAAAGTAGTCAATTCTGAAATAGTATCAAAATCATTAATGACTAACTTATTACCTTCAATCAATGTTTTTAGGTTAGAACAACCAATTCTCTTAACCTGAGTAGACATTTTAAGACCCATCTGAACACCTCTGGCAAAACCAGCTGAAAGTTGTTGTGGTTTCTTATTACCTGTGAATATTTTCCATAAATTTTCGTATTCAAGGTCTTGGTGTAGAATATCGGCAACCTGTGGAGTATTGTTGACTTCTACTAAAACATACGCATCATTATACAATCTAGCTGCATCGTGAATATAAGTTGGAAACAATAGCGGTGAAACTGAAGAACTCTTATAAGTTGCCACCTGTTCATATGGCATTGTAGTTAAATCAATCACCGAGAATGTAGAAGAATCTAATCCTTTGCCTTCTGACACATCCACGAACATACCATACAGGTGAGGTTTATCACCTTTGATTGGTTGTTTATAAATCTTCAACATCTCATGCTCAGCGATAGGTTGCTGATATGCCATCTGTTGAAGTTTTGTTCCAGAAATAAGGGTATTGGTAGAACCTAAGAATTCCGTTTCAAACTCTTGTCTGAATTGATGTTCAGAAGTGTTCTTAATCGTTTCTTCTTTCCAATCTTCATCACGACCAGGAACTTGTGACCAATGAATTTCAAACGGAACATAGTTGTTTCGCTTGTTGACCGCATCATTCCAATATTTGTAGAACAGATTCATACCGTTTGGGGTAGACACCATCAGAATCTTGGTTTTAGTACCAGCAGTAATCACAGGATAAACTGAGGTAATAAACTCTGAGGCAATATTAGATGGTACGAAAGCAAATTCGTCTAGGAATACAATGTTAAAAGATCCTGAACGGGACGCTGCGGAGGAAGTCGAGTCCGCAATAATAACTGAACCGTTCTCTAGTTCTATACGAGATTTGTTCCACTCAACCACGCCTTGTTGGATCCATTGTGGAAGGTTCTCATAGGCCAATTGTAATTTACCAAGAATACCAATGGCAGTTTTAGAACGGTTGGCAAGAACAGCAATAGATTGAGAGTCTTTGAAAAGAATTGTCCAAAGAAGATATGCAACCGCAGTAGTAGTTTTACCGACCTGACGAGGACATTTAACAATAACAAAACGATTTTCATGGAATTTACTTATCATGTCCTTCTGAAAGTCATACATTTCAAATGGAACTAGACCTTCATCTAGTGTAATAATTTTAATGTATTTGGTAAAGTAAATAGGATCCTGAGCACATTTGACATACTCATCAAACTGCTCTTGAGTATAACTTTGTTTTACTCCTACTCTTTTGAGTAATAAATTATCACGATAGGTTTGTTTATTTGCCATTATCTTTGAGTAACTTACCTAGGTCAGCAGTAGAACCAACAAAAATTGCTTTGTCAATTGTGGTGTTATTGACTTCTTTCTTTTTGTCCATCTCACGCATTTGTTTTTGGATGTTTAGAAGTTCCTTGTTTGCATCCACCATATTTTTAAGTAGTGTTCCGTAGACTTCAAATGCTCTTGGGTGTTGTCCTGCTTTGGCGATGTTGAGAATCTCCTCCATGGCTTCGTGGCCTTGGTCAATAATACCTTGAAGGTTCTCTTTAGATTGTTGATATGCGTCCGTTAAGTCTGATTCAATATCAGGTTTATTATAACTGGCAGATACCGTAGGAAGTCTTTCTTTCTTTTCTTCTGGTATCGGTGTCACATCAAGTAATTCGGATAAATTTTTATTCAATTCATTCATATTAATATAAGTTGGTAAATCTAGATGAATAGTATGTGCGTATCTGATATATCTCAGTATCACTTAATACTCTATTATATATCAAAGCAACACCCACACTACCGTTCATGTTATTGGCGTTGCCTTGGAAACCACCAATTTCTACGCCTGCTGGAGTAGGACTAAATGTGCTTGTGCTAGAATTGGTAACTGGTGTTTGAGTTCCAATATACAATTTCCATCCGGTTGATGTATTGAAACTTACTGCACCAAATACCCATTGATTGAGTGGAGTAGTAACTGCCGCTTGTATGGTACTCCAAGCACCATTGTGACCTGATTGTAACGTTTGTGTGCCGGCACCCCAAAACGCATGGTCATTTCCTGTATTTCCGCCAGAGATAATATTGGCATATGAACCAGCAACTTTAAATATTGCTACTTTAGTGTATGCTGTTGCTGGTAATATATTACCGCCTGTTGCAATGTTTCCAAAATAAAAATAACTTTGATTACCTGCACTTGTAAATGTTGCATCACCAGATGAAAATGAAAAATTATTTCCTGCGCCACTTAAATCTGTCCATGATGTGCCAGAACCGGGATAACTTGATGTATTTCCAGCATCAAGATTTAAAATTAATCCATTAGTAACAATACCAGAAGTTACATCTGGAGTGATGTTTATTCCACTACCAATCTTAATGCCTTGGCCAATTAACATAATTTAAACTTTTGGATAAGTGTTTGATATCAGCGGTGTTTCAGCTACATTGACTGTGTATGTATAATTACTATTAGCGTTAGCGCTAGTTGGATTAGGCGTGATAACAATTTGTGAGTAATTTAATGGAGCTATTTGGAAAGAAGTAAAAGCATAATTGGCATTTGTTGTTTGGCCAATAATAGGTTGACTTGATACAAAATTACCATTGATATTGGTTAAAGTCAGTTTATTATTTACAAATGAAACAACTTTACCCGTTGCAACAGCAGTACCCATTGAGTAACCTTGATATACAAATTCACCAACTTGATATTGACCTACACCAGTATTAGCTGTATTTAAAACAACATTATCATTAACAGAAATATCATTAAGAATATTAGTAATAGATGTTTGAATTAAACCAACAGGACCACTAGAAGCACCAAAGATAAATCCTTTGACTGTAAAGTTTAATGTCCAAATAATTAATCGAGGATCGGAATCTCTAACACCTTCATATTCTACTTCATAGTTTGTGCTATTTAAAACAACAGGCACCTCTTTGATGATACCCATTTCAGGTACCAAGTTTAATTTAATAGTATAATCTGGTGTAAAGTATGGAAGAATGTGTTCAATAATTTGTGTACCATCTTCTACATTACGCACGTAGACATAAAGAGAAAAATCAAAATTATATGGAACAGGATTATATTGAGATTTTACGGTACCAGAAGCGTTACTGAAATTCTTAATATTGGTATTTTGTTTACGAGAAGCATCATATGTGAGGCCATTCATTTCAAACGACATACGAGGTAAAGTCATCTGAACTTTTTTATCTAAATTAGCATCGCCTTCTAAACGCTGAACATATTTTTCTTTAGTAGCATAAGCAATAGGAACAATAAAACGTTCTGCTTCACTTTGGTCTGGATTGTAACGCACCAAAGTAATATCGTCAAATAGGTTACCAAAACCTACAACAAGTTTACGAATGATACGAGGATAATATGTGTTAGCCATTATATGTTACCAAAAGGATTTGTTTCAGAAAAATCTATGATAGAACTTGCTGAATTGGCAATATATTCATTATCGTAGTTTTCTTTGTTGGCAGGATTATTTAATGGATCAAATGTAGTCAATGTGTATCTTGCGTTACTAGATTGTCCAATAATGAGTTGATTGTCAATAAATTCGCCGGCAATGTTGGTAACAGACAATGTGTTAGAAGAAGGAATCCAGGATTGAACAACAGCAACAGTATTAGCATTTGCATATGTTGTATCTGCTGATTGGTATACGATTTCGTTGATTGCATATGTTCCTGTTCCTGCACCCGTATTGAGATGCAATGTGTAAGCAGAGTCCGTAACAACAGAATCAATAGCAGCAACACCAGTAGAAATAATTTCTTGTGAGTATTTGAATTTCTCCATTTCTAATTCATAGAAATATGGAACTTTTCTGCCCAACATGAAGAAATCTTTTGTTTGATTTGTAAACTTAATTTCAAACAATTCACCAGTACCATTAAGAAACGGAATATAAATTAAATCACCTTCACGTGGTCTGGTAAAAGTATTTTGTGGAACTCTTTGAGTAAAAGCACGCTTAGAAACTATTACTTGAACATTGTTTTTAATTTCAAGTCCAAATTTAGAGAAGAATTCTTTTTCGCCACCATATTCGGTAGCATTAGAAAGATACATTTCTAATTGAAATGCTGATTGAAACTTTTTAACTGGATCTTCACCAAATAATAAATCACGAGCTTGGTCATTATCATTGGGTAGGTAGTAGCAATCAAATCCTTGAATTTTTATTGATTCGGTTATTAAATCTTCAATTAATCTTTGTTCAGATAATGATCCATAATTGTTAAAATATTGAGAGGTAGCCATGTCAATTCTTTAACTTTCTTAGTAGAGCAGCTTTTCTCATTTTTTCTATTGTTTCAAGTGAATGTTTTCTGCCGTAATTTGGATTACCGCTGCCTTTTCTGGATTCACTTAACTTTTTTCTTTCTTCTTTTGATTTAGGAATACCTTTTTTGGAGGCACTTATATTCTTTTTGGCTTCATCCGATAACACCCAAGTTTTACCCTTTGTTGCCGTTTTATAACCTAATTCTCTTGCTTTTAAAAATTGTTTTTTTCTTTTTTCTTTTTCTTCTTCACTTAAACTATTCCACTTTTGTTTGTTTAATTCTGATAAGTGCTTTTTTTGTTTTTCGGTTAATTGAACCCCTATTGTTCCTTCTCCACCATCAGTTTCATTATACCCATTTTTTCTGGTGTCTAATTTTTTAATCCATTCTTTTTCTTTTTCACATAATTCATTATAATTTTCAGCTGAATCTAATTCATAACAAACAAAATTTTTAATACCATGTAAGGCCATTGCTTTATGTATTGCAAATTTTTTTGCTTTATCACTTCTAGAAATATCTCTGTGTGATTTAAATCTTCTTTCTATTTTACCTTTGGTTAAACCAACATACTTTTTGCCGTTTAACTTATTTTCTATACAATATATTTTCATACTATTCTCCTTATTATAATTTTATTTATAATAAAAAGACATTTGACCTCTAGATTAGTTCATGAACCACTCCAACGGTGCGCCGTAGTTCATTTCCATTTCACTTTCTAATCTTTCTATTTCCGTAACGGCTTCATTATAAGTATCTTCGCCATTTAATGTTACACCACCAGGTAATTGTAATCCGCCAAATTTCTTCATATTGGATCCCCAACTTCTCTTAATGAGAGCAGTAGCATATTCTTTTAACCAACGGTCATTCCATACCAAATTAAAAGTATCTGGATTAATAAGTGCATAACATTCAGAAATTGCCACATCACCTACATTGACATCATATCCCCATGCCCAATCAATATACAATCTTTGCATATGTCTTTGAAAGCGAATAGGAACTTCACCAGTAAACATAATCTCTAATGAACGTAAATGTTGTTGAGTTAATGTATAGTTAATATATGAGGCAGAAGTAAAATCATATAATTCGTTTAAGCGTAATT